CGCTTTTCCAAAACCTTTCTGGCGCTGTCTAGGGCTTCCTGCGTACCGGGCTTGTAGTCCTCCATTATATCCTGGTACTGGCCCGACAGGCGCGCCACGTCCATTAGGTCGGATTCGCGTTGGCGTGACATGTGTCCGCGCTGAACGTCTTCCGCCAATGCGGCGAGTCCGAGGAAGTTGCCCTGTTCGTCGAAGCCCGCTTGGCGCCCGGTGTCGAAGGTTCCGTAGTCGGATACCGTAATATCGGAAACCCCGAAGTCTTTTGCCATTTCATCCAAGTCGCCACCGTAATCCGCTAGTAGCTTCTCTCCCGCCTGCTCGCGGGACATCCCGTAGAAGGGGTTATTGGGGTCGTTCTGGGCGTTTTTGTAGGCTCGGCTTAATTGCGGATTGTCCGCCAAAAGTTGGGCGCCCTGTTCTTCGCGACTTAACCGACGTCCCTCCCGCAGTTCGCGTCTGTCGCCGAGCAGGTCCACCATGCCGGTGCCCTCGCGGACGACTTCGCCCTCTTGGAGCAACTGTCGCCCTTGATCGTCAAAACCGGGTTGTCCGGCTTTGGAAGGATCGGCGGGGACGTTCGGGTTGTGAAAGACGAACTTCTGCTTGATTGCTTCTGCCCCACCGCCCTCTTCGGGACTTTTCTCCGCTGTAGTCCTGAAGTCGGAGACGAATGCTGAGATTATATCGTCACCTTTCTGAACCAGAGACGGGTTATTTCGATTACTCCAAAAGTTTCCTTCGGCGTCTATCCAAGTGCCCCAGTAGGACGCCATTTTCCCGCCAAATTTTTCCTTTCCCTTCTTGGTTATCTGGGCCGCCTTCGTGAGGTTGCCACCAATGCCGCGAGTATATTCTGCGTACCCTTCGCTTACCATCCAGTCCGTTATATTGGTCTCTGCTCCCGTATTTTGGTCGTACATGGACCCATTGGAGTAAACATAGTTTGAGGCCGGACCCGATTCGGCAACGGGCTGCGAGGCGACTCCCTGAGGCAGTCCGTACTTCCCTGTCTCGGGGTCTCGGACGACCTTCTGCTCGCCGCCGAGGATCGTCTGGCGCAGGACGTCGGTGTCGATCTGGGCGGTCTCCTTGCGGATAGGCGCCTCGAATTGGCGCAGAATGTCCTGAAGCGACCCGCCCTCGCGTCCAAGCGCCTCTTCATATATCTTACTGAAGTCGTCGCCGGTTCCCGTCAGCATCTCCATCTGGGCCTTCATCGCGTCCGCCATGCCTTCGCCGTAAGTAGGCTGGGCCGGGTAGTTAATGTCTGGTCCGCTTCCCATGATTATTTCCTCCGTAAGATTGTCTCGGTCGCCCACCATTTGACGGGCCGTTTTTTAAGTTCTCTCGCCCATCCGACGTACGGTAGCCGGAATGGCATTAAATTAATAAAGTGTGAAATGCTCGCCTCGCCCACGGCGAATTGAACAAACCATGCATCGGGTTCCCCTACCTTCCATTGGTTAACCGGGTCACCGCCGTCTCGGCGGACGGGTTTTCCGAGAATCAGGCTGTTCGGGGTGGAGTGGATGTAGCCGTCGAGCAGGTAGTTACCCAAGTCTTTCTCAAACCAGAGCGGGTTGCCCAGCTTGGCGTAAAATCCCTTCGCTTCTTCAATCAAGGTGTTCACGTCGATATGGTGGCCCCCAGCGCCACGACCTTCCAGTTCGAGCCGTCCGAGCAGGCTACGGTAGCCGCGCCCGAGTTGCCGTCCGTGACGTAGATCAGTTGTCCCGCAGGTGAGGCGGACGGTACGCCGCTCACGGCGTAGGATCGTAAAGTCATTATGGTTCCGCTTATGGTGCCCCCCGTCAGGGCTACGGCATTGCTCGCCTGCGTGGCTATGGTTCCGAGACCCAAGTTCGTCCGGGCGGCGGATGCGGTGGTGGCGTTGGTTCCGCCGTTGCCCACCGCGATGGGTGTCGCAACGCTGACGGTGGGCGTGCCAAGCTCGTTCAGGTTGGCGGCGGTTACTTCCACGCCGGTCGCGAACGTATACCCCCTCGTAACGCTGCCGCTGATTGCCATTCACGCAATCTCCCTTACGATATTCATGCCTACTCCCGATGCTTCCACCAAGCAATGGCGGATGGTCGGACGGCCGGCGGTAACGTCGATTTCCAGGTTAGCCGAATAGCCGCGCGAACGCGAGAGACCAAAGCGAATGATCTTGTCCTCGGTCGATGAAGTGGACTCCGTATGCACGGTGGTGGTGGAGTTCGGGTCGGTCGTGTTGAGCTTTACCGTGAAGGCATCGCCGTTCGTGACGTCCACCCCGAGCTGTCCGCGATGCCAGGACTTCACCGACATGTCCTCGAACGTGTAGCTGCGGGTCTTGAGCTTGGCGGTTATTGCAGTCGTATTCGATTCCGACGAGCTTCCTATCTTTCGGTTCGAGTCGTCGGTGTCGTTTTCATCCATTAAGTAAAACCCCGTGGTGTTACAGGCGAAGAGTCGGCGGCGATGGGGGTTGCTGCCGTGCAGGCAGACTACCCAATCGTCCACCGCGAAGTCGAGGGAACCGAATGCGTCCGGGTAGCGGTCAACGCTAGTCCAGCCACCGTTGATTATATCGTAGCAGAATACCGCCGTGTTCGTGGTCGCTCCCGTCCAGGTTCCGCCTGCGGCGGTGCAGGCGGCTTTCGTCTTGTTGGCGGCGCTACTGCAAGTGCCAGTTGGCAGCGCGAGCCAATACTTGTTGTCGTACACGATCCCCACAGCGCCCGAGGCATTTGAAAAGTTTACGTCGGCAAACTGATCCTGTATTTGCTGGCTCAACGGGATTGCCTCGCCGCTTACCTTCGAGATTGCTACCCCCAAGCCCTTCGCCGGGTCCAAGCCTTGCTGCATGACCATGACCCCCGAGTCGGACAGGAAGTAAATCTGGGGTCCGCTGGCGGCGATGCTCTTGCGGGCAACGCACCCGTATTGGCGGGTAATCTCGTACGTGTTCGCCGCCGAGGTGGTCGCAATATTGTTGATTAAGTGGATCGAGTTGCGGTTGAAGACGATTAGCTGGTCTTCCTGGTATGGGTGAAAGCCGACCAAATAATCCGCAGAACCCTTGTTAATTCTGAATTGCGAGTCGGCTGTCGTAAAGTTGTCGCTCGCCAATAAGTCCGACATTAGTACGGTAAATTTGCTGTCCGTTGGCTGTGGAATTATCAGCCTATTCCGGAAGCTAAGTCCGAAGTCCGTGTTCGGGCAGGCTATGCCCGCGCCGCTTGCCGAGGCGGTCTTGACCGTGAAGTCATTGGAGGTGTTGCCGTCCCAAGTCAAAGGACGCTTGTCGCTGCCGCGAAAGAGGATCAATTGGTCGAAGTTCTGACAAAAGCTGGCGCCGTCCGCAGCCGCCACGACCTCACTTCCGGCGTATTCAATATCTACACCCGATGCATTTGAGCTGTTCCACAGGATTGCCTTGTCCTTGGTCGCTACCACGATATACTCGTTGCCGCTCACGGGATCGCTCCACAGGGCGCTGGCGAATACTTGCTCGGTGCCCGCGCTGTAGCTCAAGGTTACTCCACCCGCAAGAAAGTCCAGACCCTTCCTGACCGTGGCCGTATCCCCGTCTAATCTAAAGTTCTCGGACGTGGCCACGAACCCGCCCTTCAAAGTGGTGGACTCCAGGTAGGAGTCGATTGCCCGGAAGCCGTGGTCGCCTTCAGCGACTACCCGGTCGTCCAGCGGACCGTATTTCGAGTACCTAGCCATTTCCCTTCCGCAGCACCTGAACAATTCGTATGAGCATGAATACCGTGGTAGCCAAGCCTGCCGTGATTCCCGCAACGTGCGACCATTGGGCCAAGGTAACCGAAGTTACCCATCCGCCGATCCCGCCCCATAAAGTTCTGTCCGCTAAAATTTCCATGAGCATCCCGATAGGCATTCCACAATGATGAGTAGTCCGGCTATTGCAGCCAGCCAGCACAGGGCTTTCGCTCGCTTGGTTAACCCCGCATAAAATTCGTGAAGCAGTTTCAAGTTCTTCATTTGTTCACTCCCGTTGTGCGCTTGGCTTCCTTAACTGGGAAGGGCGCCCGAGTCACCGACTCCGTATGCTTTCTCAGGCAGCGCTTGGTATAGATAAAGGGTATAGCCAAGTAGCAGAGGAGGAGTGCGCCCGCCACGTACAACATGGTCTTTACGCCGTTTGCGAACTTCTCGAAGCCCGACTTGTGCTCGGCGAGTTCTCCCTTTAAGTGAGCCGCTGCGATGGCCTTGACGTCGCCGTGGGTGATGGCGTCAACGAGTTCCTCGTTCTCGCCCTTTAGTTGATAGATGCGTCCGCCCGCATATCCCACACCCGCGCCTAATGCAGCCCCACCCGGACCCGCCAATGCTCCCGCCGCAGCACCGCCCACAGTTGCCGCCGGGGTGACCAGTGAGCGCATGGAGCAGGAGGTGGCTAAAGTTAGTGCGATCATGGCGAGGATTAGTCTCATTCGGGCGGTTCGGGGTCAGGAGTCCATTCCGGCTTCTTAAGTTCGGTAAGAATTTGGGCGTGGGTGTACTGAGTCTTGCCGGAAAGGAATGACGGAGGAGGATTTGATGAGGCGAATTTTACGAAAGTCTTGGTTTGGGAATTATTCCAACGAAGAGTGTCCTCCGAAGTCTCGAAGATGGTTACACCGCCCCAGCCCGTGACGTTGGCGACGTCGTCGGCATCAATTATTACGTAGGTCAAGTTCACGACGGCACCTCCTCCACGATGTCATCGGAAGCCATGTTCGTCATGGTTCCGTCATTTCCTCCGGAGCCGTGATCCGTTATGGTGGGATAAGTGTCTCCGTCTCCCATTCTCCACCACGTGACCGGGTTGTAATCCTCAATGGATTGAGGAACGCCGCTATTATAAATGTCCGATATGTTGGAGGCCGACAAGGCGGTTGAAAATAGCCCCACTTCATCCACGTGGCCACCAAAGTAATAGCCGAGCGCTCCACCGATACGCCTCGCTCCCACCGACATGTTGTCGCACGCAATTGCGTGATTGGCGCTTGAGTACCATTCCCCATAGTGGTTCCCGACTTTGTTGCCATCCAAGTAAATATCGTAACCGGGGTTACCGGAATTTGTGGAACTGGAAGATGATTCCCATGTTCCCGCAATATGGTGCCAATCCGTATTTACAGTGACCCCGGAACCGGCGTAGGCCCAGTAGGCGTTACCGTCCGCACCGGCAATGGTTATCACCTCATTGGTTATTGCGCCGGAGAGGTCTCCCCCCAAGATCAAGCCCTCATAATTATCCCCGAAACTCATCACGTACTTAATACCCGAGGACGTCGTCTGTGTGCCCGAGGGCTTGACCCAAACCGAGAAAGCATTCAGCGTGAACGAACTAATAGAC